AGGATTCTTACTAGGACTTCTTGTGTGTGCGTTTTAATTTTTTTTAAATCAATATAATTAGATCTCTCCAACAAAAGAGGTCAAATGTATTATTTAGTTAAAATATGGAACGGAGAACAATTCAAGAAAGAAATTTTATTCGAAGCTGACAATGATGTTATTGCAATGCAAAAAGCAAGTGCTGCTACACCTGATGGCTGCAGATCGAATTATGAATCAATCAACAAGGAGGAGTATGAAAAAACCTACCAAACCAAAACCGAAGAACAAACCGAAGCCTAAACCAAAACCAAGTGCTGCTACACCTGATGGCTGCAGATCGAATTATGAATCAATCAACAAGGAGGAGTATGAAAAAACCTACCAAACCAAAACCGAAGAACAAACCGAAGCCTAAACCAAAACCAAAACCAAGTGGCTACTAAGAAAGAAAAAGAACATATGAATTGGGTAGCTGAGCTTGGATGCTTTTGCTGTGAAAGACCAGCTAACCTACATCATATAAGACCACCTGGAACGGGCATAGGAAGACGTACGAGTCACTTCCACGTCATTCCCTTATGCCACGACCATCATCAAGGAAACTTCTCTATACACATGGCTAAGAAAGCTTTTGAAGAAAAGTTTGGCAAAGAAGAAGAAATATTAAAAATAGTATTGGAAAGGGTAGAACAGTTGAAATGTCGTTCCTCAATAATCTAAGTTTAAAAGATCGTAACCGATTAAGAACTATTGTTAAGAAAGTACATTTAAAACATTACCCAACACATATGATAACAAACTATGAAGCTGATAAGCTAGTCGAAGCTTTTGGTGAAGAAACAGTTTATAATTTGTTAAAAGCTAATGTTGGTACTAATGTCGATTGATTTTAAATATAAACCAGAAGGCGATACCTTAAAAACCTTTATGAAGTCTGATGACTTCTTTAGAGGTATGCGTGGCCCTGTAGGTTCTGGTAAATCAGTTGCTTGTTGTATTGAGATTTTTCGTAGAGCTTTGCTACAAGCTAAAAACAAAGAAGGTAAAAGAAAATCAAGATGGGCAGTAATTAGAAATACTAACCCCCAATTAAAAACAACAACTATTAAAACATGGATTGATTGGTTCCCTGAAGATCATTGGGGAGATTTTGCTTGGTCTGTTCCATATACCCATAGAATAAATAAAGGTGATATAGAACTAGAAGTATTATTCTTAGCTCTTGATAGACCTGAAGATGTAAAGAAATTACTATCTTTAGAATTAACAGGAGTATGGATTAACGAAGCTAGAGAAATACCTAAAAGCATTATAGATGCTTGTACGATGAGGGTAGGGAGATTTCCATCTATGAGAGATGGAGGTGCAACATGGTACGGAGTAATAGCCGATACCAATGCACCAGAAGAAGATCATTGGTGGCCCATAATGGCAGGTGATGTTCCTGTACCAGATCACATATCTAGGGATGAAGCTTTAATGTTAATTAAACCTGATAACTGGTCTTTCTATACACAACCACCTGCGTTGATTGAGAAGAAAGATAAAGATGGATTTACCACTGCGTATGACAACAATGACAATGCAGAAAATAAAAAGAACCTAACACCCAAATACTATCCAAATATTATTAGAGGTAAAACAAAAGGATGGATTGATGTTTATGTTTTAAATAAACTCGGAAGCATAGAAGAAGGTAAACCTGTCTATCCAAACTTTAAACAAGAGCTGCACGTTGCTACAGAAGATTTGCAACTAAGCCATGGTCAACCTATCTTTATAGGAATTGACTTCGGCTTAACTCCAGCAGCTGTCTTTGCCCAAAGGTTATCGACTGGAAGATGGCATATCTTAAACGAACTTGTTTGTTTTGATATGGGAGTTATGAGATTTTCTGAATTATTAAGAAAAGAGATAGCTACACACTACAAAGGATTTGAAGTACATATCTATGGAGATCCTGCTGGTGATTTTAGATCACAGACGGATGAGAGAACACCTTTTCAAATTATGAGAACTTATGGATTAAAAGCTATACCTGCACCATCTAATGATGTTGCTCTTAGAATAGAAGCTGTTGATGCAGCACTTCAAAGATTGCTTGATGGTAAAGCTGGGTTCTTGATGGACACTAAATGTATCAATTTAAAAAAGGGATTCAATGGAGGTTATCATTATAGACGACTACAAACTTCAGGAGATCGTTATGATGAAAAACCTTTAAAGAATAGATACTCCCACGTTCACGATGCACTCCAATATTTAATGATGGGAGCTGGTGAAGGAAGAACTATTCTTTCAGGAAAGCAAACACAGAAATCTGTTATTGCTAAAAAGGAATGGGATGTATTTGCAGGACAAAAAAAGAAAACACGGAAAGTATGGGATCTGTTCAAAAGGAATGGCTAGTTTATTTTAGCGATGCTAGAACTGTAAGATATGCTAAATGGATTTGGTGGTGGAAACCCAAACCAGGATTTAGACATTGTGGAGCATTACATTATGATATTAACGTAGAAAAATGGCTCCATGTAGAGTTTAACCATGCAGGTATTGAAACAACTATCCTAAGTCCAATAGCTGCTGAAAACTTATTTGATAAGCTTTATGATTTTGAAATACTAGTTTGTCCTAAAAAAGATGACTGGCATTTAATGAGAATTAAAGAATTGTCCTGCGTATCATTTATTATGAGATTGATTGGATTTTATAGATGGTGGATCATTACACCTTATCAACTATATTGTGCGTTGCTTAAAGCTGGATATTCGTCATTTTGGCAGAAAAGGGAAACCAATGGCAAAAAAAACAGCTAGAGAAATTCTAGACAGAATAGACGAGCTTCATACAGAAGAACAATCATTACTTGATGATCTTAAAGATATTCTATTTGCAACAGATGAAGATGATGATCTTGATGCCGATTTTGACGAGGAAGAATTAAATTAATGAGTAATGATAAAGGAGCTACAGGCTCTGATGCAGGATGGGAAAATACCCAATCCAATAAATCATTTAAGAAGAATGAAGTATGGACAGGTAAATCTGATTCTGAAGTAAAAACAGAAATTAAACAAAGAGAAGATAGACGAGCTAAAGAAAAAGAGTTTATTAATTCTGGAAAAGTAGATACTCCATTTTTAACTCTTAAGCCTTTAGAAGGAGCATTTAAAAAAGGATCTATTAAAACAAGAACTTTTTTTTCTAATAGTGTCCTTTCAAAAAAAGGAGTTACTTATAAGGGTACTAAATATTCTAAAACAGAATTTCAAAATTTATCCGTAAATAAACAAAATGAAATTTATGGAAGTTATATTGAAGGCAGACTCTCTGGACAAACAGATGCTTATGGCAATGTAAATCCTAACTACGGAAAAGATAATAATAAACCAACAAGACTTACAGAACAACAAGTTGAAGATGAGTCAGAACAAGAAACAAAAACAGATACAAAAACAGAAGAAGAAAAAGAAGAAGAATATAAAAAAGTAAAAGGATTAAAAGGATCAAGATCACTATTTGGTAATCCAGGTGGTCGTGGTTATTTTGATCCAGCATAAAGGAACTAATGGCATACATAGAAACTGACGATACACCAAATTACGGAAGTAGTGACAAAGTAACAGAAATACTTAAAAAGTATAAAGAAGCTCAAGGTGTAAAAGATTATTGGAAAGATAAATTTGAAGAAGCATATGAATACTGCTTACCAAATAGAGAATCTTTTTATGATGAATCTCCAGGACAAAAAAGAACAGATAAAATTTTTGATGAAACTGCAGTAGTTGGTGTTCAAGAATTTGCATCAAGACTACAAGCAGGTATTACTCCTACATTTGCTAGATGGGCAGATTTTCAAGCAGGTTCAGAAATTCCACCAGAACAAAAACCAGGAATCAATCAAGAGCTTGATAAAATTACAGATTACGTTTTTCAAGTATTACAAACATCTAACTTTAACCAAGAGATACATGAAGCATTTATGGATCTTGCAATTGGTACAGGAATACTTCTTGTTGAAGAAGGTGATGCAATTAACCCAATTAAATTTACTTCAGTACCATTAACAAGAGTTTGTTTAATGAATGGCCCTGATGGTAAAATTGATACTGTTTACAGAACAAGAACTTGCAAACCAGATGAAATACATTTGCTATATCCTAAAGCTCAATTACCAGAAAATTTTGATCCATTAAAACAAAAAAAAGAAATTAAATTAATTGAATCTATTTATAAAATTTATGAAGACAATGTAGAGAAATATAAATTCTGTGTTGTTATGGAAAATCCTAAACACATATTATTAGAAGAAGAATATTCAGGTGATGGATCAAATCCATATTTAGTATTTAGATGGAATAAAGCATCTGGTGAAGTTTATGGTAGAGGCCCAGTATTTAATGCAATGGGTGCTATTAAAACTTGTAACCTTACAATCGAATTAATATTACAAAATGCACAAATGTCTGTAAGTGGTGTTTATACTTACGAAGACGATGGTGTAATTAATCCTGATAACATTTCCCTTGTACCAGGATCTTTAATCCCAGTAGCTCCAGGATCTAAAGGTCTTTTACCAATTCAGGCAGCATCTAACTTTGATGTTGCCCAGTTGGTATTAAATGACATGAGGCAGAATATTAAAAAAGCTTTATACATGGAAGCTCTTGGAAGACCAGAAGGTACTCCAATGACAGCAACAGAAGTTTCTGAAAGAATGGCAGATCTATCAAGACAGATAGGTGCATCTTTTGGAAGACTACAATCTGAATTAATTAATCCATTATTAAGAAGAATTATTAGAATTTTATCTAAACAAGGTAGAATAGACATCCCTAAAGTAAATGGTAGGGAAGTTAAAATAGCTCCAAGATCACCTCTAGCACAAGCTCAACATTTACAAGATGTTGCAGATGTAACTAGGTTTAATGAAATAATCGCAGGTACGTTTGGCCCACAAATGATTAATTTAATCGTGGATCAAAATGCAACTGCAAAATATTTAGCAGAAAAAATGAACCTTCCTGAAAAGCTTATTAGAGATGAGGAGGAGCAAAAACAATTAGCTGATAGAATGACTCAGCTACAACAATCAGCAGAAGAAGGAGGAGAAGCTCCACCAGGAGCATAGAATGACATGGGATGCACTAAACAAAGATAAACCTAAAATTACAACAAGCATAGATGGTTATTCAAGATCTACAAAAGATGAGGAGATTTTAAATAAACATTTCGCCAATGTATTTAAAGGTGATGAAGGTAAGAAGGTATTAGAATACTTACAATCAATAACAACTGAAGCTGTTGCTGGGCCGAATGTAACTAGCAATCAATTATTTCATATCGAAGGTATGAGATTTTTAGTTGGAATAATAAAAACAAGAACCAAAAAAGGAGAAAACGATGGCAGATGATAATGCAAATGCACCAGTCGCCACAGAAGAAAGTTCTGAGGTAACTAAACCTGAGTATGTTCAGGATAAATTTTGGAACGCAGAGTCCAATCAAGTTAATATAGAAAATTTAGCATCAAGTTATAATTCACTAGAAGCTAAACTAGGATCAAGAACAGAAGATTTAACTAAACAAATTAGAACAGATATTGAAGCTGAAAAGCTAAAGAATGTTCCTGAAAGTTATAAACTTAATGTTCCTGAAATGGATAATACTAAATTAACAATTAATGAAGATATGCCTATAGTTAAATGGTGGGGTGAAACTGCAAAAGAAGCAGGTTTATCACAAGAACAATATGACAATGGTGTTAAAGCATTTGTTAATAATGCAGTAGCCAATCTACCTAATCCAGAGTTAGAAAAACAAAAGCTAGGAGATAATGGTAAAGAAAGAGTAGAAGCTGCATCTATGTGGTCTAAAAAACATTTAAGTGAAGAAGCTTATAATACAGTTCAAGATTTAGCTAGTACAGCTGATGGTGTAAAAGTAGTAGAGGAGTTAATGAAACTCACTAAAGATTCTACTATGCCTACATCTAACACAGCTATTGATGCACAAGCAACTCAGGATGATTTAAAGTCAATGCTAAATGATCCTAGATACTGGGATAGCGCAAGGAGAGATTCTAGTTATGTTAAACGAGTAACGGAGTTGTATGAAAAAGCTTTTAAAGGACAAAGTTAATCAAAAATATAAAAGGCTTAAAAAACCTCTTAAGTGGCTTGATTGTGTAAGTCAAACAGGTTGGTTATCCGTTAAACAAATGGAAGCTGCTAAACCAGTTACTTGCACAACAGGCGAATTTTGGATTTATAAAGAAACAGATGCTTTTATTACTTTGTTTGGTACTTATTCAGAAGATGACAATGGAGAAGTCGAATACGGAGAAGTAATTACCATTCCTAAACATTGGATTTAATGTGCGTTGCCAAGTATATGTTAATTAGAATATTTCTAAAAACAAGACCTTTAGAATGTTCAATGATTGCCCTTCTTGGATAACGATCCCCTGCATTAAAAAGATAATCGGTAAATTAACAATTAACAAAAGGACACTATAATGGCAAGTTCAATAAATAACGCCTTTATAACTCAGTTCGAAGCAGAAGTTCATATGGCTTACCAAAGAATGGGAAGCAAACTTAAGAACCTTGTTAGAACAGTTAACAATGTTAATGGTAGTTCTGTTAAATTTCAGAAAGTAGCAAAAGGATCTGCAAACACTAAAGCAAGACATGCTGAAGTAGTTGCTATGGATCTTTCACATACTAATGTGAGTGCTACACTAACTGATTATTACGCAGCAGATTACGTTGACAAGTTAGATGAGTTAAAAATCAACATTGACGAAAGGCAAGTAATCGCACAATCAGCTGCTTACGCATTAGGAAGAAAAACTGATGACGTAATCATTGATGTATTAAAAGGTGCAACGTCAATCGCAAACAATGTAAACAGTTCAGCAACTGGTATGTCTTTGATTAAAGCAAAAAACATGATGGAAACATTCAATACGAATGATGTTCCAGATGATAATCAAAGGTACTGGGCAGTTGGGCCTAAACAATGGTCAGATCTATTATCAGTAGATCAGTTTTCTAGAGTAGAATATGTAGGGCCAGAACAATTACCATTCGCTAATGGCATGACTGCTAAAAGATGGATGGGCTTCTTGTTCTTCGTACACTCTGGATTAACAGTAGCTACCGACAGACAAACATTAGCATTCCATAAATCTGCTTTAGGTTTAGGAGTTGGAACTGATGTTAAAACTGAAGTTAACTATGTACCAGAAAAAGTTTCTCACTTAATCACTTCAATGATTTCGTTAGGAGCTGTTGAAATAGATGGCGACGCTGCAAGAGTGCAGTTGTGTGCAGAATAATAACAATAGGAGAATATATATATGGCTTACGCAATAGACAATCCTGTTAAAAAAATCGCACAGATGGGCCCATCAAATTCAATGTGGTACTATACTGACGGTGATGCAATAGGAACAATAGATGATGCAGATTATTTCATCTTATCATACAGAGAGTTAACAGCTGGAGACATTATAATTGTAAACAGTGGTGGTTCAAACGCAGTTGTAGATATTTTAATAGTATCTGTAAATGACGGTGGAACAAACCTAGATACAGTTATCTTAGCTTAATACGATATAAATTTGGGGGATCCTGCCGAGAGGTATTTCCCCCAAGTTTTTTTTTTAAATTATGGCAACAACTAGTATAGACATATGTGCAAGAGCTTTGGTGATGATAGGTGCACAACCTATATCATCTTTTTCAGATGGAAGTACTGAAGCATTAGTTGCATCAAATATTTATACAGACATATGTGAAGCATCTCTAACAAGACACAGATGGAGATTTGCTACAACACAAGGTTCATTATCATTATTAAGTACTACACCAACAGGAAGATATGATTATGCATATCAGATACCAACAAGTCCTGAAGTACTGCAAATAATTTCAGTAACAGTAAACGATTACGTTATACCTTATTCAAGATACCAAGATTATATTTATGTAAATAGTTATGGTTCATCAAGTTCACTTATTATGGATTACATTTACAAAGTTGATGAATCTTATTTTCCACCACATTTTAGATTAGCATTAGAATACGAATTAGCTGCCGTATTTGCAGGTTCTGTTGCTAGAGATTCAGCGATGATTAGACAGTTTAAAGAATTAGCTGAAAGACAATTTCTTGTAGCTAAAAACATAGACTCTCAAGAAACCACTACAAAAGTTTTAGATACGAATAGATTTCTTAATTTAAGAAAATCCACAAGAACGGATGTTTAATGGGAAGAACATTAAGAACAGTAATTACTAATTTTTCTTCTGGTGAGCTTAGTCCTTTATTAGTAAATAGAACAGATGTTGGTTCATATTTTCAAGGTGCTAAAGAATGTAAAAATTTTGCATTATTAGCTGAAGGTGGTTTAATGAGAAGACCAGGTACTTCTTATTTAGCAACACTTGCAGCAGAATCTAGAATTATTCCATTTATATTTTCTGACGATGAAGTAGCTATTATTGTATTATCTAATCAAAGAATGGATGTATATAATACATCTGGTTCAGCTATTACATCAAACTATACAACTAATTGTAATTGGACAACAGCGCAATTATTTGAATTAAACTTTGCTCAATTTGGAGATACAATTTTTGTAACTCATAGAGAAAATCCAATTAGAAAAATATTTAGAGCATCAGCATCTTCATTTACTGTTAGTGCTTTTGAATTTGCAGCTCATTCAACTGGTTATCCAAGATACCAACCATATTATAAATACGAAGCTAGTGCAGTAACCTTAACTCCTGCAGCAACATCAGGTTCAAGTGTTAATATAACTGCATCAACAGCTATATTTGATTCTGATGCTAATTGGGCAGGTAAAACTATTCGTATTGGTAAAAAGGAAATTGATATTGTTTCAAGATCTAGCACAACAGTAGTTGTAGGAAATATACGAGAAACATTAGCTGGTACAGGAGCAACTACAGATTGGGATGAAACAGCAATATCAACTCATAGAAAATATCCTCAAGCAGTTACATTTCATGCAAATAGATTATGGTTTGGTGGATTATATTCTAAACCTGCAAACGTACTTGCATCTAAAATATCTGAGTATTTTAATTTTGATGTTGATGACGCAGACTCAGCAGATGCTATAGATATAGATATATCAGGCGACCAAGTTAATGAAGTTAGACATATGTTATCTGGTAAAGACTTACAAATCTTTACAGATGGTGGTGAATACTATGTACCAGTTGCTTCTGATAATACTATTACACAAGCTAACATAAGTATTAAAAGACAATCACCATATGGAATTTCTAGAACAGCT